AATTTTTGATAAATATGAATTGGTATACGGATAATGATGTAGAGGCTTGTTTTAACCTTAGTAAAAATTTTCATGGATTGCCTAAAAAATGCAGTATTGAAAAAAATGATTTTGAATTAGTGTATTTAAAATTTGAATGGATTGGTAATACATATTATCCACAAGAAAGTGATAAAAACGAAGGACAGCCAATTAGGGTATATAAAATCAAGATGTAAATAATTAAAGGCGGAAAGGAGCAGTAATGGAGAGATTAACAGATAAGATAGGTAATACAAATTGCGTTAAGGGCTGTGGTTCAAATTGTAAATATGGATTTCAGTATTGCTGTAAAGAAGATTGGGAAAATTGTCAAACAATTAGTGATGTTATTGATAAACTAGCATATTATGAGGACTTAGAGGAACAGGGCAGACTTATCAAATTGCCTTGCAAGGTGGGAGATACAGTTTATGTAGATAACACAATACTCCCAATAGAGGATATGGAGTGTTACGAGGACATTGATAATAAGATTCCATTATATTTTTCGGCACGAGTTGTTTCATTCCGCTTTGCAAAAAGAAACTGGATGAAGATTGCTGTTAAGACAAAATGGTTGCATGAATGGATTGACGATGAGACCGGACCAGAAAGCGATTACATAGAGTGTGAGAAAAATTTTACAATCTTATTGTCAATGATTGGCAAAACAGTATTCCTCACAAAATCCGCAGCAGAAGAAAAGCTGAAAGAATTGAGAGGTGGAGAAGATGATTAAAACAATAGTATTGATTATACTCTGTCATTTAATGGGCGATTATGTACTGCAATGTGATTTTATTGCACAAACAAAAGGAAAGAATTGGTATCACTTATTTGTACATTGTGCATTGTATTGTGTTCCATTCCTGGTAGTATTTGGTTGGACATGGCAGTTGGCAGTAATTTTCATTTCACATCTGATTATCGACCCTTTAAAGGCTAGGTGGAATAAGATTACATACACGCAAGATCAAGTATTACATTATATTATCGGGCTTACGTATTTATTATGATTGAGAGGTGGAGAAGATGGATAAATTTCTTAAAAGCGTAAGCGAGCTTGACTTTGATAGAAGAATATCGGAAGTTGTTGAAATGCTTGAGGAAAAACAACTTTACGGAACTATCAGTTTGATAAAAGATTTGAAATATTATCTTGACTTAGCTACAAAAGAAAAAGCACACACTTGCAACTGCAAGCACAACAGCAATTCAAGAGAGAATGAGCCTTGTTGCAGATGTGATAGCAGAAAGACCAATGCCAACAAGATAAGGAATATGTCAAATGAAGAGTTGACAGAGTTTATACAGAAAATGAAAAATACTTGTCTTGTAGATTTTATGGGATATGCAGATAAAGATTGTGAGCAAGATAAAATTTCTTGTAAAGATTGCAAAGCAAAAGCACCAACAATATTTGAATGGCTTCAATTAGAAGCGAAAGAAACCGCAACAAATATGGAAAACTTAGATGTAAGGAGATAATAACTATGAATCGTGTGACTTTATGTGGGAGACTGACTAGAGAGCCAGAGATTAGATATTCACAGACAGTAAACGGGAGTATGGCAGTAGCAAGGTATACATTAGCTGTTGACAGAGCTTTCAAGAAAGAGGGCGAACAGGCAGCAGACTTTATTTCCTGCGTAGCATTCGGCAAGAATGGAGAGTTTGCAGAGAAGTATTTACATCAGGGAACTAAGATTATCGTTGAGGGTAGGTGGCAGACAGGCAATTACACTAACAAAGACGGACAGAAAGTCTACACTAATGATTGTGTTGTTGAAAGACACGAATTTTGCGAAAGTCGTGCTAATCAGCAGAACAATAATGGAATTATGGGCGGTAATGCTAGTTCAGACAGCTTTATGTCAATTCCAGATAGCGTAGCTGATGAGGGATTACCATTTAATTAAAGAGGTGGAAGTGTGACAGAGAATGAAGCAAACATAATCTTGAAAGCAGAAATAGTGCATCATCCAGAGTACTCAATTTTTGCAGAAGCGCTTGGTCTTGCAATACATGCACTTGAAAAGCAGATACCGAAGAAAGTTAGGTATGAAGATGTTGGTTATGAACAGTACGGCAATGTCAATGTATATGCTTGCATATGTCCATCGTGTGACTTAGAAATAATTAAATTTAATGACAATGACGTTTCTGAAAAATGCGAAAGCGATGATGTAGAAAAAATGTTTCACAGCAGTATGGTACATCATGCTTATATCGGATTGAATAATTATTGTAACAGATGCGGTCAGAAATTAGATTGGAGCGATGAAGAATGAGTGAAAGCCTTAAGTCATGCCCGTTTTGTGGCAGAGAAGCAAAAATTAAAGCAATTATAAAATCTTACGGTTTTACCATTTGGTGCGCATGCGAATGTGGAGCACGAACAGAGGGGTTTTGCCCGGACATAAATAAAGAGGATGACACGATGGAAAATATCGAGAAATGCAAGAAAAGAGCCGTAGAAGCATGGAACAGGAGGGCAAGCAATGAGACTGATTGACGCAGATAAATTATTAGAGCTGATAAAAGAACAGAAAGAACGAGAGATAGGAGCATACGCAAAAGGCGTAAATGCTGGTCTGAATATCGTAAAGAGTATTATCAATGATGAAACACAAACTCCGACCGCCTTTGATGTGGATAAGGTTGTAGAGCAGTTGAAGGAAAGAAGCATGCTGCCAAGACCTATAGGAATGGTACCATTGAAAGAAGCGATTGAGATAGTAAAGGCAGATGTTGACACTGAAAATAATCACAACAAAGAGATCTATTTTACAGCTTTAGAAGATTACCACAGACTTATAAGTGAAGAATGTAAGTTTATGTTGATCAAATGCAATCCATATGCTCTTCACTTAAAAGAATACAATGACAAAGTTTTAGAGCAATTAAAGGCAGGTGGCAATTATTGAATTATCAAAACATAGCGAGAGCCAAGGCAATAGAACAGGAAAACAAAAAGCGACTGTTGAAACTGAATCCAAAGCTGAATGACAAAAGCGGAATATACTTCTTGCTCCGAGAAGATGAAAACGGATTTAAGTATGCGTATATCGGACAGGCAGTACATACACTTAGCAGATTAGCAAGCCACCTTGTAGGTTATGAACAGCATATAGACCTTAGCTTACGCAAACATAAGCTATACGACAAAGAGAAAAACCCTTATGGCTGGCGAGTAGAATTTCTGAATTTTTCAGAGAGTCAGCTTGATGAAAAGGAACAGTATTATATCAAGTTATATGCCAATAAGGGCTATCAGCTCCGCAATAAGACTTCTGGTTCTCAGGGCGAGGGTAAGGCACAGATAGACGATTATAGACCAGCTAAAGGCTACAGAGATGGTCTTAAGCAAGGCAGAAAGAACCTTGCAAGGGAATTATCCTCTATCGCTGAAAAGCATCTTAAAATCGAATTGAGAGAGGATAAAGCTAATAACAAAGTATCGCAGAAACAGTATGAGAAGTTTATGGATTTGTTGAAAGTGAGGGAAAGTGATGAGCAGTAAGTTACACAAAATACCGCATTTCAACACTTATGATGATATAAGAACTGAAATGCAAAGCGATTTACAGTACAGGCTTGCGGATAGAACAGATAAAACATCTCTTGGCAGACCTTTATATTATCGAATAAATGTACAGTTGATATTAACGCAGGAGTGCCCTTATAACTGCCCGTTCTGCTTAGAGCGGAAGAATCCTATGCAGGGTGAAAATGACTTTACGGCACAAATTGAAGCACTTAAAAAGATACTGTCTGAACATCCTAATGCAAGGCTTACAATTACAGGTGGCGAACCAGGATTATATCCTAATCATGTATCAGAAATTGTTGATACATACAGACAGCATAGTAATAATGTGTTTTGCTCAATCAATACTACTGGGTATTCAAAGGAACTTAACAGATTGGCACATATCAACTTATCATATAACGATTATGTGCATAAAAGCCCTAGTAATTTCCCGAACTGTACAGTTCAGACAGTAGTTGAAAATCCAACGATTGAGTATATTAAAGATTTTATGAAAATGGAAGCTGATAATTTTTCGTTCAGATTTTTAAGTGGGCTTGAAAAGAAAGATTATTCAGTGGAAATATGGAATGATTTACAGAATGATGCTGATATTGATATTCATACCTTTAGAATCGGTGATTTCTTTGTATATGCAACATTTGACTATATGGGAAAACATGCAAGATTGACATTAGGAGATATGTGGCAGCAGAGAAACAATGATTACAAAGATGGATACTCAAATATTATTATTCATCCCGATGGAACTATTGGAACTAATTGGAGATAAGAAAGTAGGTGAGAACAATACTAATTCCAAAAGTTGAAGCTGAAGAGTTTGAAAAATTCGGATTTAAGAAATGCAAGGGCGAATATGGCAAGCAGGGTTGCTATTATCTTTGCGTTTCAAGGGGGTGCAAAATGCTTTTTGTGAGCAATGCAATTTTTGGTGTTAATGATTGGAGAGATAATGACCCAAGAATACACAAGGACGCAAATTGCCGATACAGAGACCACAGGACATATCTTAATGTTATTTATGAGCTAATCAAGGCAGATATGCTTGTAAGCGATTGTGTGAAAGTAGGTGATTCAGAATGAATGATTGCAAAGGCTGTAAATACGAAAATAGCACAGATATGGAGACATTTTTAGAATTTTGTGCAGAATGCAAAAGAGCCTATTCCGATGAAGAAGATAGAGAATTTCAAGAAGATAAGTATAGAACTATAGACTAAAATTCAAAGAAAGGAATAGGTTGTCGCGACATAAAACTGAGGTTTCCTTT